AGTGCAGAAGAATAGGAATTAAAAGTATTTATGATTTCTTTCAACTTTTCTTTTCTAGCTTCTATTGCTGTCTCTCGTTTGAGATTGTTTATAGCAGAATTTTCTCTTTCTTCAACGAAAGCGAGTAGAGAATCCATATTCAAGTCGGTGGAACCTGCTCTGACCATACTGTTTATATAAGTTTCAATATATGTTCGCATTGTGTCGTTGTTTTGAAGAAAATTCAGGAAACCTTTCAATCTTGAAGAATCGGTTTCTGCTTTTGCCATCAAGGAATTCAGAGTATTGGTTTCGGATTTGGTGAACGTGACTGTTCCTGCCATGTTCTTCATTCTCGCATCATCACTCCATACATTTGAGGTTTTCATTTTTGACATGGATCTGGGACTAATACCAGGCGAAGAACTGAGAGAATCCATACTCTTACCGTTGTAGGTGGTGTGCCAGACAATTCCCACACTTGCCCCAGACAACTCCCTTGCAAGAGGTGTTCCCTTTTCCACTGCATATGTTATGGTGTTTGGTGTGAATGTAATATATGTCTTTCCGTCAATCGTCGTATCTTTGATATCTCCCGAAGTGAAAAGAAGATCTCCCTGAACGATCCCCTTTATTCCAAGCTCGGGAAGATAATCCAAACATGCTTCCAATTTACTCACCAATCCACCAGAATGATTCTTTCTAACATCTGCTTTCGTGTAATTTATTTTTGGTGTCTTGTTGAATACACTCTTTGTTCCAACAAAGAATTTTCCATTTTCTGGATTGATGCCACAAAATACAGCTGGAGAATTGTGAATAAGTATATTTTCACCACCAACTTGAACGTAAAAGTTCTCTGTAAGTGTGCTAATATCGTATTGTGTATATTTTTCTTGTAATTCAGTTACTTTTGTAACCCTCATCTATAAACACCTTTCTTATTTTTTTGGCGATATGAATAAAATTTTCTTCCATAGTATTTTGTTTTATACTATTCACATATTTTAGAACGTAAGCGATATTATCAATACAACTTGCCTTTTCAACAGAATCTCCATTCAAATAACATATTATTATTGGAGTTCTGTGGTCAATACTTCTTTTTCTGGGGTCGTTGGGATTGGGTTCATATTCTTCGTCAGCAAATAAAATTCCCGTGTAGTAACAATATTTTGGAATTATAACTTTTTTCAAATTACTTCTAGTTTTTTTATTAACTTTTTCTTTATATTCTTGAAACTCTTCTGATAAAAAGGATATCTTCTTATAAGGAATTTTATTTTGTTTCTTATATCCTCCATCCTTAGTCTGCCCCCAATTTATCACACCATATTTTTCCATCAGCAATTTTTCTTGATTTTTAACTTTATGTTTTAGATAGTTTGGACCATTTAATCCTTCATATACTCCAGCATCCATCAATATTTTTTTAATTCTCTCTCTTCCAATTCCTTGGTAAACACTTTCTCGCATTATTTGAGAAATAGAATATGTCTTGAGGTAATTTGTAATATAATATTCTTTCATTTCTTGTGTGATGGTTTTTAGTTTTGACATAACATTACTCCCTTTATCTTTATTTATACAATAAAGTGGGGTGGTATCCATCTATTTTTCTAACTTATCCGATTCTGTTATGTCATCATTTTCCTTTATGTCCTTTGCTTTGACCCAACCTCTGTTTTCTGTGTGGATTTCGTGGTCTTCTGTAAGTTTTATACTTTTTCCGTTTTCCAAAGTAATCTCAACCCACTTTTTGTCCCCATCGGTCACATTTTGTCCTATGATTTCCGTGAAAGTGTCTTTTAATTCTTCGTCGTCCATGTTCTTTCCCAAAGCATGGAAACATTCCCCATCTTGAATTCTCTTTGTAATCTCCTTTATAGGAATATTTCCCTTATCAGTCACAACAATTGTTTCCTCGTGAACACAACCGTCCCATTTCACACTCATGTTCACCTGTCTACTGACATCCGAGGAAAAAGCTTTGATGACTGCCTTTGCAAAATTTATGGAATTTACAGCACCTTCATAACCACTGAGAAATATGTCGTCCTCCAAGTGGGTTATGTGAGTGTTTTTCGCTTCTGTTAAAAATGTAGTAAAGGGTTTTATCACAGATTTCCTCCCGTAATGATAACTTCCTCTGGTTCCAACCCAAAGAACTTGCGAATAGCCGAAATTCCTTGACCCACAACTTTCTTTATCACACCGACCAAGTAACTCAACAATCTACGAATCAGTGTTGCAATTGCAACCTCGTTCAGTGGTAGTTTGGTTTCTGTTATGAATCGTAGTTCATTGAGAATGAAATATTTCATGCAATTCTCAAACCCATCACGAATATCACCACGAAAACTGCTTGATATTCTTCCTCTCTTGTGGGCGATGAAACGAACACCGACGTTGACATTTCTTGAGTATTTTGCAGCAAGAGCAGTCGTGATTCTTTCCAATGAAGAAACTCCAGAATCCGTTCCACGAAGCATGTAATTTGCTGCTCCCAATCCACCATCAAATTTATGATTTCCCGAGAGTGCTTCAAAGACCAAAAATTTACGAAACGTAGCAGAGGATTCATAGTATTCACGAATCTTTTGTTTGAGAATTCCGTTCATGTTTTTGATTTCAAGATACTTCATGACATCATCAACCAAATTTGTAGGATTCTTTGCCAAGTTCTTCAACTCGGTTGCGCTCAATTTGGTCAAGAGAGAACCAAATCCATCCTCTATTTCTCCTATGAGAGTTCTGAGAGCTGGATCTCTCTGACTTTTCATGTAATGTTCGTCAACTGAACGAAAGAGAGCGATGGTTTCATTTTTCTCACTGGAGAATATCTGTCCATTTGCGTGTTTATAGGTTATCTTTTTGGTGGAAGAACCTTTGTTTGGAGAAAGATACATGTCTGTTTTGAATGTTCCGTTTCTTCCCGCCCATATTCCAGATACGGTTCCCATTTCATCCCCAGAGTGCCACATGTAATCGGATTTCGAAGCAATTCTAGAAACCTCATCCACGAAAGATGAAGCAACACTCTTGACCCCAGAATACTTTTTTATTGTTGCTGCGTCGAAACCACTAGTGTCACCGTGTTTTTGGTCGTTGAAAGCCAAAGTGATGACCTTTTCCCATTGTTTTGCGGTTACTGCTCCTTCATTCAAAGGAACAACATTTCTTGGAATTTCGTGAAAGTTTTTCATATAATCTATTTATGAAAAAAAGAGACGCGGTTCCGCGTCTCAAGACCAGTGTTGTGCGTTGTAGTTGCACGCGACTTGATTTGTTACAAGTATCTGTCTTTGTTTGAATTCCATTCGTATCTTGAATTCCAGAATGAAGTATCCATCTCCCCTATAGATATTCCAATATCGCAAATCTGCAATGTCCGAACGACGAAGAATGAACTGAGCTTGGTCTATTCTCTTTGGATAGAAACAATCTGGTGTCATCTCACGAATATTTCCATCAGCATCAACCTTTTGTGCATATGTGATGCATGATACGTTTTGGTAATTCAGATAAGGAACAATCGTCTTGAATCCTTCATGCATCAAATTGTCATCGTCGAGAACAACCATCCATTGGTCTTCGACGGGAACGGCTTCCAAATAATAATTCAAAAGAGAGTTCCAAAGTTTTGGAAGAGTGGATTCTAGATGAGTGGTGTTTTCATATTTACCGATATCCAACTCATGCTCATATGTTTCCTTATCGGTGACAATGAACCACGAATATGGAATGTCCAGTTTACGAATGGACTCATAGCAACGATCTAAAAATGATTGATCTCTTGTGCATGGAGTAACAATATGTAGATTCATACCAACCACCTTCCCCAAACTTTCTTGGTTTCTTCGTCAAGTATTGTCATCACCAAAGCATGGCCGCAAGGTGACACTGGATTATTTAGCATTTTCATTCTTGCTTCCTTTGGTGTTCTGTTTGACTTTCTGACGTTGCAATCACGACAAGATGCCACCATGTTTTCCCATGAGTCTCCTCCTCCACGACTCATGGGAAGAACGTGGTCTATGGTAGCATTTCTTGCATTCAGAAGACACCCACAATATTGACAGGAAAAATTATCTCTGCGAAAGATGTTTTCTCTAGTCAACTTTGCTTTTCTGTGAGGAATGTGAACATACTCAACCAACATGATAGCAAAAGGCAGTTTGAAAACTCCACACACTGTCTTTATCTGATACTCACCTTCGTAGTTGAAAGGTTTGCGAGCTTTTCCAGAACAAAGAAGTATTACTGCCTTCTTCCAATCAATGAAAGATATAACTTCTTCACTTGCGTTGAGAAGAAGAACCTTTCTTTTTTTCAGACTTGGTTGAGTCTTTACCATTCCTCAATCCATCACTCGCCGATGATAGCAAAGATGTTATGCTCTTCGAGAAGAACCAAAAAGATTGAATCCTCTTCGGAACCAAGATTCACTGGTGTAGTGAGAGCATCACGGGTGAAGTAGATTCGGTTTCCTTTCTCGACACCACTTGTTGGTGGTTTCCTTACCCACGAAAAGTTGGTGTTTTCTCCCTGACTTACTGGAATTGGATTGTCTCCAAAATCTCCATCACTTACAGCTTCCACCACACCCTCAAAGATGTTTGCTTCAGCATCGGTGGTGAACTTCTCATAAACTTCCTTGGTCACAGACACCAAGAGTCTTCCGTTTGTTGGTTTCAGTTTCATTTTGTTCTCCTTTTTTTCACTGAAAGTTAAAAGCACGGGAGGCGGGACTCGAACCCACATTTTCAGTCCAATTACGGTGTTCCTGTTTAGAAGACAGGTCCGATACTCCCGCGTTTGTGTTTACATTTCCCAATCATCAAAACTACTACTCTTTTTGAACTTGTCATTCAGTTTGTCAGTGGTCTTTTTCATTTCGGAACCCAACTGTCCCGAATCAACCAAACTATTCTGTGCGTGTTCCTCAACATCATATAACCTCATCTTACTCCTGTCAATACCCAGAACGAACTTTTTGTTTGTTGATGGATCGTTGTATCGGTTTTTCAATTGTTTCACCATGATCTGACTCAATTCTTCGAGTTCTTCCGTGGCAATCAAAGCAACCAACAGATCTGCCGTGGACGGAAGACCATAACTTTCCGAAGTGTTTGAGAGGTCAATGTCGGAATTGTTGTAACCGCCACGATTTGCTTGTGTCGCAGTGAAGATTGGAATATCCAGTTCTACTGCGAGTCCACGAAGTTCCTCCGCGATTGACTTTACATATGTATATGAATTCGCAGTGGTGTTTCCTTTGAATCTTGCGGAAGCGCAAATGTTCAAGTAATCCACCATGAGAACATCGGGAGAAAAATTCTTCTTGAGGCGAAGTTCGTTTATCAAGTTTCTGAAGTGTGAGACGTTTGCTGTCGCCGTTGGATATTCCTTGACGATCAATCTTCCCTTGATGTTCTTGAGAGCTCTTTCCATCTTCTTGTCGTAAAGCTCTTTGGACAGCTTCTTGAGATCTTGAATTGGAGTGTTCAGAAGATTCGCGTCAATGCGTTCTGCGATTCTCTCTTCCGACATTTCACATGTGATGTAGAGAACATTTTTGTTTTGAATCAAACAATTTGTCGTGTGATGACAGAGAAACAACGACTTTCCAACACCCGTGTTATGTGAAGAAACCCCATCGGTATAATAACGATGATTGGAGTGGTCTACAGTTATATCTACTATGGGAATTTTTCTATCGGTTTTTTTGACTGTGGCAATAGTAAATCCATCCTCACCCAAAACCAAGAAAGTTTTGCCTAAAAGATTCTTTGCAGAAATCCATCCCCTATCAGTTTCAAAAAGGTGGTTCTCGTTGCAACGAACATTTTTTCCTCGCATAGTTGTGAGAACATATTCTTCCCACATTCCTTTATCAACGTAATCTGTGACTGGAACATACCCATCGGGAGAGTTTACTTCTACTTCGTATCCATTTTCAAGAAGATCCTTGACTTCCCCCACTGTCGCTTCCTTTTCCACTTGGTTTTTTACTCTATATCTAATCTTGATTTTTGTGTTTGGATGAACACAACTGGCCAAAATCACGTTGAGAGTTTTGTTTGGAACTCCACCATTTGTGATTCTGTTCATGTAATCCAAGTCAAACGGAACCTTTTCCTCTATGCGATGATAAAAATCGAATCGTTCGTCCTTGTTCTCAATGAAGTCATGACCAATGTTGGTGTCAAACGAAACCGACAATGCCTTGGACAGAATTTCTGGAAGAACATTGACAGATTCTTCTGACTTTCCATCAATGATGTGAATGGAATTCATGATAGCATTGAAGATTGCTTTGTCTTTACAGAACTTTTCGGATTGGTCGATGAGCCAATCCATGTTGTCTTCGGAATTCAAGCTCTTGGAAATGATATCCAAGTTTGAATCAATCTTCTTGATATCTGTTTCACTGATTTTTTCAAGACTTGAAATCTCAAGTTTAACAGCTTCAATGGAAGGAGATTTGTTGTATTTGTTGATGAATTCGCTCACTTCCCGAAAAAGAATCTTGTCGGAACTGTCCGCAAAATATTCTTCTTTCAGAAAGGGTAGAACTCTTCTCACATAATCTTCATTGTTCAGTAGGTTGCGAAGAACAACCATCTCAATTCGTTCATTCATACAAAAAGACTCTCCAATGTCTGTTCACTATCCATTCGCCAACCAATCTTCTCAACGATACTATTTAGAGGGTCAATGAACGATTTCTCAAACTGAAGTTCATAATCGAAGTAAGAATGCAGACCAAACTCCTTTGGCAATTCCACAGGGAAAGATAGAACTTTTTCCCGCAAGGGATTTGGTTGTTTCAGGTAGAGAAAACGAATCTTATCTCCTTCTAGAATCTTCTTGTATTTTCTTTGAAGATTGTGCTTGGCAAGTAGGTTATTGTATATCAGAGCTCCCTTGACTGCAATAGGAGTTCCCTTGGAATACACGTTTTTTTCGTCCATATATTTCAACAACCCGTTGCAACCTCTTGGAAAGGAAACTTCTTCGGGTGGAAGTTTCATGAACTCTTCCTTGAATTCCTCGATGAAGTTCACCAATGTATCGTTGTCCTCTCGAAGAATGATTGATATTGCCTTCTTGAGTTTTTCACGAACTACATGTGGCGTGGAGGAACGTGTGGTTTCGATCCCCATGATTTTCATCTTTGGAGTCTTATAGCGCACTCCTTCGGAATCATAAACATTGAGCATATATCTCTTCTTTGCCGTCCAAATTCCCTTGTCAGCAATGACTTCTCTTCCCATCTTCATTTCATTACTGAACGCATTCATCTTCTCGGAAAGTTCTTGATACTTTTGATCAACGAATGGTTGAATGATTTTTTCGCAACTCTTGTCTAAGAAATTGATTATCTTGTCTCTATCTGTTTCGTTCGGAAGAACTTTCTTGACTAGATTTCCCATACGAAGATAGACCGAATTATGAACACAAATATCATTCGCGAAAAAATTATGATTGTCTTCTACCTCTATATCGTATACAAATTCTTCTATTTCACCCAAGTCTTCAACCACATAATCAGATGTGAACTGAACGCTTTTCATTTATTACTCCCATTATCTTAGATAAATAATCTCATGAATTTTGGTGTTCAACCGAGAAGGCTTAATTTCGGAAATCTTATTGGTTTTTTTATTTCTAACTATTATAGAGTGATCTTGAGTCACAACAACAGAATTTCCTTTATTATCTGAAATACGATACATTCTCTTCTTAACCTTGTGTTTCATGATGTATTTGATCTTCTTCTCTTCAATCAAACCATCATCGGAAACCGAATAAGAAACATCGTGATTTCCAATTGTTTTCACATAATCTTCGTTGAAACTATCGTTTTTAATAAACTCGCCCCCACAAGATTCAAAATATTCTTGTATGGGTATTTTTTTCCCATTCACATATATCAAAGAATCGCCAACGACCGAATCAGTGTCACTTGCGACCACATAATCATAACCCTCAGTCTTGAGTTGTTGATTTAGAAACTCATTCAGTTTGTCCATGATCCAACGAATACTAAGTTGGCCAGAAAGCGTAATCGCTTCTGCCATGTCACGAGAATAGAACCTAAAATATACGTTTCCAATTGCTCCGTATGCTGAATTCAACTGAATTTTTCGGACCAACTGGAAGTTGTTGTATTTGGATATCTCGAAGTCCAAACTCTTATCGTTTGGGTTCTTCTCTTTCTTTCTCTCAGCATCAATCATCAACTTCTTATATTTCTTTCGCTCCAAATACATCTTTCTCATCAGTTCAGGTAGAAACCCTTCTACATCTTTCCGGTATGCTGTGCCGTTTGCAGCAACAGAATATCCCTTTTCCTTGAGTTTGTTTAGTTTTTCATAGCACTCCTTACCATAGAAGTCTTCTGGTCCTCGAAGAATATTATTTGGACCGATACCAAATCTAGAGTCTTCATTAATTTGAACAAGAGTCTCCGGACTAATATTATACTGACGTATCAAATGTGGATAAAGCGAATTCAAATCGAAAGACACAACCCAATCGTGTTCACCGACAATTGGTTCCTTCACAAAAGCTCCTGCGTATTGTTCATCAACAATAGTACTTCTTGCTCTCTTCATGGGAATGATTGTGTTCTTGGAGAGAAGATGATGATAAATGATGGAATCCCAAGTTCTCACTTGCGAAAAGATGTCTTCATGATTCACCTTTGCTGAATATGAAAGAGCAAAAGAGAGTTCCAAAAGACGCATCTTCTCTTCCAACTTCTGAACTAGACGAACGTCTTGAATGTTGTATTCCACGAACTTCTGAAAATCTCCCTTGTAGAAATCCGACATGGTTTCAAATTCACCGTAGGAGTGTTTTCTTTCCCCGAGTTCAACAAACGAGATGTGATCCAAACTATACGATTCTTGATTCTTGTATGTGAAAGTCCTGTAGAGTTCAAAGTAGTCCAAACAAGAAACACCGATTATCTTGTAGACAGTTTCCTTCTTACCCATGCGACTTACTTCGCGTTCACGAACTCTCCCCCAAGGAGACAATCTTTTTGCTTCCTTTTCATCCAAAAGCATCTGAATGCGATTGAAAAGATATGGAATATCAAAGAAACGAATGTTCCATCCTGTGATGACATCTGGAGCTTCTTTTTCCCAAAAATCTAGGAACTCCGAAAGCATTTCCTTCTCGTCATACGCCTGATGAAGAACCGTGTCCTTTGTTTTGGGTATGAAATCTTGATATGTGAAAACATGATAGAATCCATCAACATATACTGTAAGAACATTGATTTCCTCTATCGGATTGTGTGCTGTTGGAAATCCGTTTTCGCAAGTGGTTTCAATGTCAATGTTGACAACTTTGATACGAGATTCGTCGTATTCCACAACATCGGGATAATTCTTCCCGATGAATTGACAGACATAATCGGTGTTGCCATAGAGGTCAAAATTGGAAACACCATTATAGTTGTCTATGAACTCTCGGGATTCGCCGATGGTGTCGAAGGAAATCTTTTCTAGAGGATTTCCTTCCAAGTTTTGAAAGATGGTTTTACTCTTCGGATTTCTGCTTCCAGCTGGAGTGTAGAGACAAGGAGAAAACTTCTCCTTTCTCTTGACACGCTTTCCATCCTCAAATCCACGAATGAGAATCCAATCTCCACTTATGTCAACACTGGTATAAAAGTTCATTCTGAATTCTTACTCTTCACATATCCACTGAATAGAACACAATAATTGATGATGTCGAGAAGGGCGTCACGGTATCCTTCGTTGTCAACAACAAGTTTACCGGCATTAGCGAACGTGCTCAACCTTGACAGTTTATCACACATTCTACAAAGGAACCCCTGCTCGGTTGAGCAGACACCCATCGCCTCTGTTCGTTCAAAATTCGCAAAGGGAGTCTTTCCCGAATCACCAGCATAGTCATGATTCTTTCTCTTCATTATCTCCAATGCTTCGTCGCATAGTTCTTCGTGGTGCTTCAAAAGTTCTTCTCTGTTCACTTCAGGCCTCCACTCTGCGACTTGATCTCTTCACAAATGACCCAACCGATGAGAACTAGCGACAAGTCACCCTCATCAACAAGACCACTTCCATCAATGTCGCATGAAATCTCACTCGTTCCCCAATGATGAAGAATTTGTGCCAAATCAATTCCATTGACATTCCCATCACCATTCACATCACCCAAAACACAAGGTTCTGGTGGAAGAGCCATGGAAGAAGCAATCACACACGAACTCAAAAAAGTCATCATATAATTTCCTTTCATTTTCCTGTAGATCCGAATCCGCCAGTTCGGTCGGTCTTTTGTGTTGGACGTTCTTTGATATCCACAAATTCAATATAACGCATGGATTCCACCACTTCTCCCTGAGCATACCTCTCTCCGTGGGAAATATCAACAAAAGAGTTTGAAGTGTTGTGAAGTGGAATCATGAGTTCTTCCGTGTAATCGTAGTCAATTATACCTTCGGAATTGATGAGTGTCAACCCAAACTTCAAAGAAGTTCCCGATCTAGGATGAATACGAACAGAATACCCAAAAGGAATATCAATTATGAGTCCTGTGGGTATGAGAGCTCTGTAGCCTGCGGGAAAGTAAAACTTTCCATCATTCACAGGCAACTCTACTTTTTCGTTTTGTGTCGTGTATGCTGTGACAGTTTCTTTGTGAAAGAAACAGCGAATGTCAAAGCAAGCTGATTCAGTTGTCCCAAAACTTGGAAGTTGAACATTTTCATTCATTCTATAAATCTTCAATTCAGGCATATCATCTCCTATATTTCTTCTATCACCTCGACCGTCCCATCGACGATCCATTCTATCAGATCTTTTGACGTAGAGGAATCAATTCCTTTCCAATATTCTTTTGCCCAATAAGAAATTTGCTCTTCCGTGTAGTTGCCTTTTGTGAAATCAACAACCAACTCGGTATAGTTTTCTAAGTTTGCCTTGAATACCACGCCATCAACTTTGACTTTGTATATGTTGGCTCTTCCACCAAAGGAGGATCCCATCAAGACGTTGTTTGGATCCTCTGCTACAAAGATGTTTCCTATTCGGGAAGGTAATCCTCTTGGTTTTAATTTTTCAAGTAGATTTTCTGCTTTTCCGTGGTTTCCCGTGTTGATTCCTTTAAACGAGGGAACTTTGAACCCCACAGGCGCCGAACGTGAAGAGCCCCAATATGCTAGTTGGTTGCTAACACGAATGGTTCGTGGACCTGTTGATATAGGAATCTTGACATTGAGAGTTGGTCCTATGTTTTTGGGTGCTGTTCTTGCGAGAAAATCAGCGAACTTGTCAACTCTCCTTGCCATTCATTCTTCCTTTGGGGTAAACTTTCTACCGATATTGTATTTTGGAACCAATTCCCAATCTTTCTTTTCAGCATAAGGCAGAATCTTCATGTATGAAAGAGGAACCGTTGGTTCTTCTGTCAATTCTGGAGTTAGGATTTTTATCAATCCCCACTCTTCAAGAAGATTTGATATGGTGTTTCTTCTAGCCAAATCCTGTTCAGATAGTTTATCAGCTAATCCGTCCAAGGCAAATAATTCTTTGAAATGAACGATGTAATACTTGCCTCTCTTGTGAAGGATGTGACAACTCTGATAGAGTTTATTTTCTTTCTTTGATGAGATTCCAATACGAGTCAATGTTTCTTTTACTTTGAGGAAGTTCTCGGAATCCGTGAGTTCTACTTCCACGAAACTTTTAATAAGTTCATCCACATTCATGGTATACTCCTGTTGTGACACAACATGACAAAAAATCATGCTTTACAACATTTATTTATAATAAATGCGGATTTAGGTGTTTTCTAGAACTTCTGGATATTCCTTCATCATTTGACGAATTTTTGTATCAGGAAGAACCTTGGAGATTTCTTCCGCTTTGGTCTTGCTACATTCATAGAACTTGGAGAGGAAAAGAATATCTTCGCTATCTTCAACCTTCTTCATCCACTTGGAAAATCTCTTTCCCTTCTTGATGGAGTGAAAAAGATAATCATACTGCAACCTCTTGTCTAGAAAGTGATTGCAATTCATCTCGTTTGCATAGAGTATGGAATCGGGAAAGAAAGACAAACTACGATTTGCGAGAAATGGTTCGTAGTGTTTTTCGTCTTCTGGATTGTCTTCTATAAGATTCGTGTTCTTGAAGTTGATTGACTTCACAAAATCAAATGGGTTCATTACAAAGTTTCCGAATTTATTTGAGAATTGGCACTCTTCACTGAAATGATAAAACGAACTGGTATGTAGACCCATTCCTTTTCGTCTGCATCAAAGAACGAACGAAGAAGAAACGAATCAAATTGACTGTTGCCAGTATAACGATCTATGAGTGGAGCTGAAACATAATCTTCAGTTACGCGAACAGGCTCAAAACAAATGTTTGCGTTTTTGATATGTCCATCCACATCTTCATAGTCAACACTCAATGTCTCTGGACGAATTTTCCTAAGTATATCCTCCAACCAAGTGCAAAACATATTGTCTGAAGCTCCAAGCATGTCTTGAAGAGGATTGAAGGGATTGTTTCCTTCGGGGTCGGAGAGAACTTGCTTCATCGTGGAAGCGAAGTATTCTGCTCTTTCCAAAAGAAACATCTCTCTCACTTCATCACATCTCTGCATGTATTCGTCATAGTTGTATTTCTTCTTCAAGTCCTCAAGAATATTGAGAACCTTTAGCATCTCTTCGTCAGTCAAAGAATTTTTTGCCTTGAGAATCGAGATGACAGGATTCACCAATCCCTTGTTCTCATTCATGGAATTCCAAAAGTCAATCTTTCTTCTTGCCAATCTTCTCTTGAAAGATTTGGCAAATTCACCCATTGAATACTCTTCGTGAAGAGCATCTATTCTCTGGGTGAGATCGTTGATACTTTTGATGCTTTTTTCTATCATGTCATAATATATTTAGGATTATTTGAATTCGCATTCAGCCATAATTTCAATGCAACATGCCATGAGATTGATCTCCGAATCTGCACAAAAAGCAGAACGATACTGGTAGTTCGCGATACAGAGAATCGCAGCTGGAATACTTGATGGAGTCAAGACCCCATAGAGATGTTCATACAATCTGCGAAAAATGACCGAGGTATCCTTGTCGGAATTTTCAGCAATCCACTTTCGCACCACACCAAAATTCTTCTTCTTCATTCCATCCACCAATGGTTTGATGTTCTCGTCACCAAAGGAGTTTGCTAGAATTCCTTCGTCGATAACACCAGACACGGAATACTTCTGACACTCGTTGATGACTCTTCGGAAATCGGGAAAGAACTTCTTGACAAGTTCCGCAAGAACCTTTGAGGATGTCTTGATGTTTTCCTTCTTCAGAATGAACTTCATTCTTTCAAAGAAGAGTTTAGCAATCTCCACCTTTTCACTCTTTGGAATGGAGAAGTCATAGACACCACAACGAGAGTGAATTGGTTTGATGATTTTGTTCAGATGATTGCAAGTGAAGATGAATCTACAATTGCTTGAGAACTCCTCAATCGCACCACGAAGTGCCGGTTGAAGACTCGCAGGATTCATGTAATCAGCTTCGTCCAGTATCACAACTTTTGGTTTGTCGTTCAACGAGACGGTGCTTGCATAGTTGCGAATCTTTGTTCGCAACGTATCAATACCACTGTCTTCAGATGCATTGACAAAGAGATAATCCAAACCGATTTGGTCACAGATGGCTCTTGCGACTGTGGTCTTGCCGCAACCTGCACCACCATGAAAAATCATGTTTTGAATATCTCCCTTTGCCAAACTTTCCTCCAGTTGTTTCTTCAAGTTGGAGGAAAGAATGCAATCATTCAGATTTTTCGGACGATACTTTTCAACCCATAACGAATCTCTCATTCATTCACCTTCCTACATTTTCTACAAGGGATTGCAGAACATCAACCTTTTCAACAGAGTTGATTCTGAACGACTTCCAGTGTAACTCATCCAAGTCCCACACTGCAAGCACATTATCACTGACATAGTGCCTCTTTGTGTTGTTGGACTTCTCTTTTCGTTCACTCCCACCTGGAACATAATCTGGGTGGAGAGTGCAACGAAGAATTCTAGAACTTCCATCAACTTTGGTGAAGCGAACATTGCAAATTCCTTCACGAAGAGATTTTAGAATTTCCTTCTTACTAATCATCATTCACCATCCTTAATGTAACTATCTGAAACCAGAGTGATCCAATACTTGATGTCTCTTGTTGCTCCACTGAACTCACTCACGTTCTTCTTGGAAACTCTGACTGTGTAATCATCGGGAAGCAACTTGATGTTTTCAGTCTTGAAAACAAGGAAGAATTCCTTTCCTGTTTCATTCGGTCCCAGAGTGATGGAGTAATCGTTACTTGAACTCGCGTTGGAGGAATCAAAGACACGAAGAACGATTTCTCCATCCTCTGATTGAACTGAAATGTTTGGAAGTTGAAGTGTGGATGCAGCCTTCATGAGATCGTTGTGGTGTTCGGCCTTGAAGTCAAACTCCACACCGACGTTTGGCATCTTCACATCCTTGTCTGCCTTGACAAGAAGAGACGGATCGGAATAGCGATAAGTGATTTTTGCTTTCTTGGAGCGAGATGAAATCACAACCATCTTCTCTTGAAAATCAAAATCTGGATCCTTGAAGAGAGAAACCGTTGACAGGAATTGACTCAAATCATAGATTCCAAATTCAACTGGAAAGTCTTCTTCCACGACTGCTTCTGCCATCACGTTCATGGTCGGAGCGAGGGAACGAATCGTGTTTCCAGGCTTCACATAAAGATTTGAGCAGATGGACGAATAGTTTTTCAGGATGTTTAGAGTTTCAGACGAAATTTGCATTATGTTCCTCCATAGTAAAAAGAAAGCCACTCCGGGGACTCGAACCCCGAACTTACGGTTTACAAAACCGTTACTCTACCAATTGAGTTAGAGTGGCGGAATTCATGTCAGAAGTATACACTGGTTTGAGAGAAAATCAAGTGAAAAATTCCACACCTTTCAATCTGTTTCTTCTTTCTTTTCCGAGTTCATTATAATTCTCTTATGTCTATCATATGCTTTCTTTAGTGCTTCATTTGGTGGATCACTTTCTTCTCCATTTATAATCTTGAGAAGCCATTCGTCATTGTCATTGACGATTATTGGTTTATTTTCTTCCATGTTATTCTTCCTAGGACATGATGCATTCAAATAAAGTGGAGGGGATTTCTCCCCTCCCCTTCTTGTTTCCCATTTTTCCGAGAGGCGGAAACGGTTCTCCTCTTGCCTGAAGTTTGTCAGGCTGCAACTGCGTATGATTTGGCAGTCTTTTTTGCAACGCTTTTACCGAGCATCGTTGCCAACCTCGGATATCTCCGACATACCCGCTTCCCCAATCGAAACTGTTTCAGGCCCGTTATTTTTTCGAATGGACCTGACGGTTTCGCAACCGTGTCTTGTAGAATTAAGGTAAGCCATCAACGACATCATTTACTTGATTGGAATCTTCTTACTCTTCTTGCTCTCTGGAACTTCCATTCGCAAGTTGATCGTGAGAATTCCATTTTCCATTTCTGCACCATCCACCACGACATGCTCTGCGAGAGTCCATGTGCGGGAGAAGGAGCGTTCAGCGATTCCACGATGAAGATACTTCACTCCATCGGGATCCTTCTTTTCCTTTTCCACACTTTGGACAATGAGGAATTCGTTGTCATTCTTAATTTCAATATCGTCCTTACTGAATCCAGCAAGAGCAATCTGAATAGAATACTTGTCTTCCCCGTTCTCTAGAATGTTGTATGGTGGATACTTTCCAGCAGCGGAAGTCGAGAACTCAATCGCGTCCCTCCACTTGTCCAAGATTCGGTCAAACCCAATCGTGGATGACTTTGGTGGAAAATCCCAAAGCCCATTTTTCGTGTTCAACTTGAAAATTTCTTCAGTCATATTTTGCCTCCTTTTAAAGCAAGACTCTTTTTTGGAACCCCGAAGGCGTTCCGTTCATGTGTTATTTATACCAGAAAATTGTTGGGTGTCAATATTATTGACCAACTTTTGCGAAGAAAGTAGAACCTTCTCCTTTATTTCCACTTGGACCTTTTGGATCCATCGACAAGGATACTAAAAATATTTGTTGCAGAGCTTCAACATTTTTCTTATTTTTCACCGACATTTTTTCAACAAACTTCAAACAATAGTATTTTGTCAAAAACCACTGAGCAACTTTATACCTATCTCTGTGGTCTATTTTCTTTTTCTCTAACTTGTTGCCCAATCCACCATTTTCTGTTGACAATTCTTTGAGATAAAAAATCATTTTATCAGATGCACTTTTGGATGTTGGTGGAATAGCCCCTTTAAAGGAAACTGAATTTTTTCTTTCTGCTATACCTTGAAGTTTTCTAAATTCATTTATGAAATTTGACTCTTCTTTGGTCATATCTTCGACAATAAAATCTTCTCCATCCCATTCAAACTTACTAGCAATATTTGTAACTATTTTTTTATCGTTTTCAGTAGGCAAATCAGCACCAGAAATTTTGGCTAAACTCCCCCCACCCAAACCTCCCGCTTGAGCAGCAGAAGGTTCAAATTTTGCTATCCCCTGAATACCAAACTTCCAATCTGTATTTCTTGTTTTTGGATTTATTTTATTGGAACTACTAGCTCCCTTATCTCGTATTTGCATCTTTAAAGATTTAAAACCAGCAGATTCTGCACTCCTCTTACTAGCTATTATATAAACATCCATAGAACTGTAAAAATTACTATTTTCAAGACCAAACGACAAATATTTATTATCAAAAGTAATTTTTACTATATCTCCTCTTAATTGTTTTTTATCAGTTCCCATTATTGGTGGGCCAGAATTAAATAATTTAACAGGAGCTATATCAAAATTTGTGCTGGAATATTTTTTAAGAGAAACAGGTAATATCATACCTTTATCTACAAAAGCTCTAAATATGTAGTTCAATGAATCGAATGTTAGATCCACTTCCCTATTCATAATTTTATTTTTTTTACCATAAGGAGAATTTGTTTTTGAAGCTTTTTCAATTTTTTTAAGGTGTTCCAACAAGTTTTTTACTTCTTTTTCTCCATTTTCTTTACCAATATATATGTCAGCTGGACACCATCTGTTTATATTTGTCCCAAAATATCTATCATTCGCTCTGTTTACTATGGTGAAAATACTTTGGATGTCATCCATTAAAACATTCTTGGATCCTTCTTGACGATAATATATGAAATCAGAAGTAGAAAAGTTCCACTTTGGCAATTTTGTCCTCAACTTTAAGCTCAAACCATTTGCTACGTTTATAGAAGACATGAACCAATCTTGTTTAGTTTCTAAAAATTTCTCTATCTGAGGTAAGGATATTTTTGTTACTCTCAACATATTTGATTTTATAGTATTTTTTGAATTTTTCCAATTATTTTTACCTACAGCCTTTTCAATATTTTTTATAAAAAGTTTATATGAAATATTTTTTCCTT